TTTTCTTTATTTATGTTCAAAAAAAAGGGTGGGCGATTTCACCCACCCCTTGGTTAATAGTTCAATGATCGATTAAGATGCAGTCATCATGAAACGACGTGTCTGATCAGGGAAAGCGATTTGAACACCAGCCTTGAACTCGGCAACGAAACGAACTTCGTCTGCTTCTTTTGCGTAGAAAATTTCGAAACGCTCTTCTTCGTTCAACAAGTCAGTACCGAAAACGAAGTGTGAGGTGCGACCAGCGTAAAGGTCATATTCACCGTTCAATCCGTTAACTCCGTAAAGCTTGATGTTTGATCCTGGCAAGGTCAATTCGTAGTTTTCAACGCCATTCAAGTAAGAAATGTTGAAGTAGTTTTCAGCTACCAAACCTTGCTTAATCGCAGTGAACACGTCGATACCGCAGAAGATAGCAACGTCATCGTAACCTTTGATGTCAGCAGGAAGGTAAGTTTCAAAAGTGTTCAACAACTTAATAGCATTTGAAGGTGTTGATTGCAAAGTAGCAAAAGTAAGATCAGTTGCCCAGTTGAAAGCAGCATCGTTCAAGTCAGTAACGGAAGCAGTGTTAAAGATTGAAGCGAAACCAGTGATTGAACCGGAGGAACCGGTACCAGTCCAAATAGCAGTTTCCAAAGCCTTTTGGATAGAAGCAACCTTTTGCTCAGCGTAAACTTGCTCAAATGGAATGGTTGTAGGCATTGAACCAGCAGTCAACTGCGTTTGCATCCAGTACTGCTCCAAAGCCTTTGGGCACATTGCTTCGTGTACCTTTACGTGTACCGCAGTCAAGTTGCGCTGTGTGAAATCGGTAGTGTTTCCTGAACCATTGAATCCACAAGTGTTGCCATAAGTGAAGGCAGTTGTAGTGTCCAACAAGTTCAAAGCAGAAACATACTTTACACCAACTTGCTTGTTGATCTAAGAAATGGTGCGTGCGTTGAATAACGACTTTGTAATTAAGGGTAGGGTTTGTTGATTAGTATAAGTACTTAACCCAGCTAAATTGTAACTCATTTTTGTTTATTTTAATGCGTTTAAAAGTTTTGAAAATTTATCGGTTTGCTTTTCCTTTGGATTCAAGTAGGTGAAAGCAACAGGCTTTGAAACCTCGGCAGTCGGACGGCTTGCAACCTCTTCAACAACGGCACTCATGGCTTCGGTAGCTTTACCCATTCCATCCATGCGAGTCATCAAATCAGCAATCATGCCTTCCAACTTAGTGATACGCTCGCTCATTGATTCCATTTCCTTAGCGTGGTCGGGCATCATTTCTGCTTCGGCCATTTCCTCGCTTGCTTCTACTTCAACTTCGATAGAAGGCTCTTCCTCAATAGGCATGATTTCAACAATCTTACCCGCTTCGGTTTTGATCTTAGCAACACCAACCAATTCGTGCTCTCCGTCGGGAGCAGGAACGGCATTACCATCCCCGTCGATTACCATTACCTCAGCACCTACAACGATTTCACCGTTGATCGATACTTGACCACCACTTGCAAGATCGTACATGGCGAACTCTTGGGCGGTTGGGGTAACTTCACTCGACATCAGATAGCTTTTAATTTTTAGCAATTCAGCTTTAATATCCATGTGATAAAAGTTTTATACTTATGAAATGGGAACGTAAAAAAAAGTGACAAAAAAATTATAGCATCGCAAGTATTTCGTCAATCAAAATCACTTCCAAGGGTAGTTGTTTGGATGCTTGGAAGGGAGCGTGAATGAAGTCACCCTCAACGCTGAACCCTTTGAACGTGCCATCCTTAACTTGATTCCATACGTCTTCGTTGTTCACTTTATACGTGCCAAACCAAGTACCTTCGGGGCAATCCTCAAACCCTTTGGGAGTAACGATACCACGATCAGCATCGGTAATAAACGATTCAATCATGAACACGTCTTTGATCGGTGTTTTGTGTTCGGTGTTGACGTTGGAAATGTACTGATTTTGCATGAACTTCTCCGCTATCTTTTTGATGGTTTCAGCGGTGTACGTTACGTAGTACTCACCAAACTTTTCGTCACGTCTGAAAATCATTGAATCGGGGATCATTAACGGACCAGTGACCAACCTTTTCTCTTCGTTCGATGTGAACTTCATGCGGTTGTTGAATGCGTGGAAATTGCGCTCGATTGCAGGAGCGTTAACGAGTGCGACAAAGTCAACACCCGTGCCTTCGTCATCGTTTACTACAAGCGAGTAAACGGGTAAATCATTGTAAGTATTCATATTTATTTTCCTAATGTTGCGGTTTGTGAAAGTCGTTTTGATCGTTTTTGCTTATCTGAAATATCGGTTTCAAGTACGTAGGTTCTAACTGAACCTTGTTTAAGGTTACCCTGTGCGTCTAATTGCAGTTGAGTGCTTCCAATCGTTGGTGTTGTTGTAGCCATTGCAGAGGGTTGAGGAACAGAACCAAGGCCACCACCTGCACCACCTGCACCACCTGCACCTTGCGATCCACCACCGAATTGCGTTTTGGCAATCTTTGCTACGTTTGCAAGTCCTGCGGTAAGTGCGATTCCTGCTTCAACAAATTGCGCACCCGTTGCAAGCTTGATCGGGTTACCCCCTGCGGTTAACGCACCCGTAACGGCTTGATATGTTTGAATCAATGCTTGCGCTATTTGAAATGATTTGTTAATCTTAAATGCTTTGCGCTGGCTTTCCTCGGTGTTCTTTGTGAATGCGGTTGTTAACTGCATCAATGAATCCAAACCCATTGAAGCAAGGCGCAACCCTGAGGAAATTTCGTCCATTTTATGTTGCTTCCTTTCAAATGCTAATCGTGCATCCTCTTCGTTACTAATCTTTCTTAAATCGCTCAAAGTCATCAATGAACGCTCTTCCTCTTTTGCGGTATTTTGAATTAAAGCAACTTGTTGCTCTTTCATTTTACCTAAATCTTTAAAAAAGAAGTCATTGTCTTCACGCTCTTGTTTACGTCTTTTTTCTTCGGCTTTTGCGTTTTCCTCTTTAACGGCTTTTTTAAAGTTCGCATCCAGGATCAACCGCTTATTGTTGGCATCTGCAATTTCAGTAGTTAACTCTTTAATGCGTTTCTTTTCATCCTCGGTAGCAATTCCTGCCTGCTCTTTAAGTTTCAAAGCATCTTGTTCAACTTTTAAATTTTTAATACGTAGGTCTGCAAGTTGCTTTTCTAAATTATAAATTTCTCGAATACCTTTTCCTTCGGCTTTTGCAAGTTCAATTCTACGCTCGATTACTTTTTCGTTTTCCTTCATGGCATCCTTCGTTTTATTGAAGGCATCCACTACCTTTTCGGCATTGTCTTTGGTCTTTGCCGTTGCGCTATCGTCAATCAATCCAAAGGAAATTACACTCAAAAAGTCACGCACCTTTGCAATGATTCCATCGAACGGTTTTAAAAGGTTCATGACAACCTTTTTCACATCGTCAAAGTTGCTAATCAATAAACCCAAACCAACAACCAACGCACCGATTCCCGTTGATGCTAACGCTAATCGAAACAACTTCATCGCACCCGTGGACGTTCCTACAACTGCGGTGTATGCCGTTTGAGCCGTCGTTGCAATCGCTAATCTTAACGCACTTTCTTTTTGCAATACGTTTGTGATAGCCGTTACCCCTTGAAGCAAAGCCATTGCACCCTGCGTTTTCTTGATCGCTTCCTCAACTTGTTTGTTTTCCGTACCAAACAAAGCGAGCGCACCCTGAGCAGAAGCGAAACCGCCTGCAATAGCTTGCGCACCCTGAGCGAACGCATCCAAGCGAAACGTATCAGAAGACAAAGCCTTAATCGCTGACTTCGTGTCACTGATTTGGTCCTTAACTTCCCCCGCTCTTTGTTGCAACTTTTTGAAGGCATCCGTTCCCGTTTGCCCAGCCGTTGCCATTTTGTTAAGTTCACCCTCAATCGAGCGAAGTTCCTGCTTTAAGTTTTTAAATTGCCCCGTGGCTTGGTCGGTTTCACTCTTAACTCGTAATACTATATCCTTTTCTACGTCTGCCATTACTGTATGATTGTTTGTGGTTTAGGTTCGTCTTCAATAAATGCTCCCGTTCCGCTCGTTAATTCAAACACGGTAGGGGTAAATGGTGCTAAATCTAACACCTTTAAAAGTTCAACGCTTGTACTTTCGTCGCTATTTGCATCGTAATCATTGACCGATAGCAAGTAAAACAAAGTGCCATTGATGTAGATCGGCTTACGGAAGTCAAGGTTCAACACGTCAACGGGAGTAAGTTGTACAAATAACTTGACTTTTTTTGCGTCTTTGTCGGTGTATAGCTTTACATAATCCAACCAAAAGCGGTTGAATAGGTTGTTGTTGGTGTACCGGTAAATTGCTCCGCTCGTTTCGTCTGATTGATAGTACAACTCCCGTGGAATACCAAAACAAAGATCGTAAGTAGGATTGTACGGATTGTCTAAATTACCTGCGTACGGATAACTGGTGTATTCAGTACCCTCGAAAACAAACTCGGTTTCGCTCGGGAATTCAATGTACTCGTGGTAAAGAATACGAAGGTTAGGAGTAACGGGTTTCACGTCCAACGTAACATCGCCACCGCTCGCAGTTCCTTTGCTAT